TACGATATCATCCGATTTAGAAGCTATACGAAAGAAAGACCCCGAGAGAGCAATTGAACTTGCTTTAAAGCTAATGGAATACTCCCTACCTAAGTTGAGTAGAACGGAGATGAGAGCAGAGATAGATCAACGTATCCATCAGATACAAGTTAACGTTACACAAAAAGCAGTAGATGAATCTGGAAATTAATTCAACTATAACCTACACCAATCAGGATAATTCTCCAACGAGGGTTACGCATCACATTGGTGGTACCCGTTCAGGTAAAACATTTGCGCTATTGCAGTGGATAATAGTAAAGTGTTTGGAAGGTAACGAAGATGTAACTATAGTTCGTAAAACGATACCATCACTAAAGAGAACGGTGATGAAGGATTTCAAAGATATTATGCAATTGCTGGGTATATGGAATGATAATGATTTTAATATATCAGATAGGGTATATAACTTCTATACAGGTTCATCAATTCAATTTATATCAACGGATGATAGTGAGAAGTTAAGAGGATTAAAGAGTAGTATCTTATGGTTAGAGGAAGCAAATGAGATAGATAGTGAGAGTTACTTCCAATTGCAAATCAGAACCACAGGTCCTATTATCCTCAGCTACAACCCAACTATCTCACCATACCATTGGATTAGACAAATGGATGATTGCTCTCGCTACTTCACCACATATAAGAACAATCCCTATTTGGAAAGGAGTGTTGTGAGAGCAATCGAAGAACTACAACGAACAAATGTTAAAGCTTGGAAAACTTATGGATTAGGAGAATATACTACCAATGAGAAAGCAGTATTTACTTTCAATTCAGTAGAGTGGATACCTGAGGAATCAGAGTTTGTTGCTTATGGATTGGATTATGGGTATAGCAATGACCCATCTGCATTGATATCCGTATGGAAGCATGATGGTGAGATATTCCTATTAGAGCATTTCTATGAGAAGGGATTAACCACATCTGATTTAGATAACAAACTAAAAGAGTTAGTGAAAGGTAGAGAAGAGATATGGGCGGATAGCAGTGAACCTCGCCTTAACGATGAACTATATAAGTTAGGATACAATGTGAGACCTGTAGTAAAGGGAAAGGATAGTATCAACTTTGGTATTCAGGTAATGCAGAACTATAAGATAAACATACCACAATCATGTCAGAACCTAACTAACGAGTTCTATAGTTATGAGTGGGATACGGATAGATTTGGAAAGCAATTAGATAAACCTGTAGATTTCAACAACCACGCTATTGATGCTACCCGCTATGTGTTTATGATGAAGTTAAGCAATGTAGCAACTGCTAAAGGTAAATATATAATCAGTATTAGATAATTAAACAACTATATAAATGGCAAAAGAATTAGAAGTAGATTTAGATAACCTCACAAAGGAGGACTTTATGCAAATGGCACACTACATCCAACATTTGGAAGAACAATTGGAAGGAGCTAAAGCAACTGGGATAGCAGTGTTAGGACAAAGAAACATTCTGCAAAAGAAGTATGACCAATTGGTGTTTATGATGAGAAACAATGTGACAGAGAAGCCGATTAATACGGTATTAGATGTTGATTTCGATTTGGTTAACCCTGAACAATATAGAGAAAAAAAACAATTAAAATAATATGGAAGCATTACAAAGTTACTTAGACTATTACAAAAACGAATTTGATAGACATCATCACGGAATGGCAGCAGGTGAAACAGGCGGACACCATCATCACAATCCGGACCCTGAGTATTGGGAAAAGTTATTAGGTGATGTTAAGTTTAACCCTGAAAGATGGAAGGGTAAGAGAGCATTCGATTTCGGATGTGGATGTGGTAGAAACTTATACAACCTATCTACATTAGCAGAGTGGGAGAGAATCGATGGTTGTGATATATCAAAACAAAACGCAGCTTACGCAGAGCAGTGGTTACATAAGAATAACACTTCATCAGCAGTAGGTAAGACGTGGGAAAACAATGGTAAGGATATACAACCAGCTGAAGATGGTTATTATGATTTCATTATGTCACATATAGTATTTCAACATATATCTAATTACTCAGTTCGTTACTCAATTATGAGTGATATGTATAGAGCAATGAGAGAAGGTGGATTATGTTCACTACACTTTATGGATATGAGTATAGCATCTTCTTACTTCGAAGATTGTTTAGAATACAAAAACTGCGTAGTAGGAAACCCACAATACCTAATTGATGATTTTGTTAAGATTGGATTTAAAGATGTAACATGCGATGTTGGTAGTGGTATAGGATATGGTGGTATCGGTAAAACTTATTATATAAAAGGAACAAAGTAATATGAAAGAAGAAGTAAAGATTGTAGTTCCAAAAGATTGGAGTGCTATAACACTAAGAGATTACCTTAAGTTCCGTGCTGATATGGAAACCTATAAGGATGATGAAGATGCAGTAGAAGCAGTTTTATTCCATCACCTATGTAAGATGCCTGTAGAATGGATTAAGCAATTAGATATAGATACCTATGTTAACATCAGAAAAGATTTAGTTCAGTTCCTAAACGCAAACGAATTACCACTACAACAATTTATTAAAATAGATAATGTAGAATATGGATTCGAACCTAACTTATCTAAGATGGCATACGGTGCTTATGTGGATATCTCTAAATACGAAACGATGGAGATGAATGAGAAGTGGGCTGATATAATGAGTATTCTATATCGACCTGTAAAACAAAAGGTAGGTAAGTTTTACGATACTGCTACATACGATGGTAAGATAGATGGAGAGAAGTTTTTAGATTTAGGAATGGATGTTCATTGGGGAACGCTTTTTTTTTTAAAAAGTTTATTGAGGGACTTATCGAGCGATATCCAGAAATCTTTGATGGAGTCGATGGAAATACCACACAACATCAAATCAATTTTGGCAAAAAGTGGAAATCTTACACTTCCATAGTGCAATTAGCAGGAGAAGATATTCTTCGTATGGATGATGTGGTGAAAGAACCATTGGAGAAATGTTTACTATATCTTGCATACTTATCAGATAAAGTTCACTTAGAAGAGTTAGTTCATAAGGAGATGTTAAAAAAGATGAAATAGCATTATGTTATATTTCCTTTTTGCTTTGTTATATTAGTAATATTATAAACATTAATCCATGCCAAATCCAGATTTTACAAGAAATATGAGAAAATGGTCAGGTATTTATATCGGACCTACTAGAGGTAAATCTTCACCAAAGAATAGCCGTAGAGCATGTCTTTGTTTGGATTCCAATACATACGATAGAAAGTGTTGTGATGGTGCATTGCAACAACAAGGTATAGGTGTGATACAATCTCCCTATCCTCAGAGAGGAGCATTCTCATCAGGATTTTCAAATGGTTTTGATATAGGAAATATTTAAAATATATAAATATATATAACAATGTCTGAATTAAATAGAACACAATTAACGGCTGAAAACCAAGCAAGTTTCCCAAACAACAATACGGGATTTATTACGCCTACATTATTAAGAGAATTTAACCAAGATGTGGTGGATAGCATGGCATTCCAATCACAGGTTAATGAAATACAAACTGATTTAAACTCATTAGTGCTTAGTGGCAGTGGTGTAATTATTCAAAATGAGGGTGTCCTATTAGGACCAGCTACCGATATTAATTTTAGTGGTAGCGCAGTAAACGTAACCGTAACAGGTTCGGTAGCTACGGTAATCATTACACCTGATTTAATCCTAAACGATTATGCAACAACTGCATCCCTAAATGCTTTTACTGCATCTCAGGATTCATTTAACGTAGCAGCTACCGCATCTATTGTATCATTGCAAAACTTCAGTTCATCATTGGATGCTACTTTTGCAACTGATGCTCAGTTAAATGCCAGTTCATCTACATTGCAAGGTAACATTGATACTAAGGTAAACACAACTACCTTCAATAGCTATACTGAATCTCAAACTACAATTAATCAAAATTTACAGACTGGGATTACTATTAGATTATTAACATCTTCATTTAATTCATATACTGCATCGCAAGATTCATTCAATAGTTCAGCAACTGCTTCTATTGTAGCATTACAAAGTTTCAGTTCATCATTAGATGCTACTTTTGCAACTGATGCACAATTGAATGCTAGCTCATCTACATTACAATCTAATATAAATACGAAGTTAAATACATCTTCGTTTAACGCATTTACACAATCTTATAATACATTTAGTTCATCAGTAGCTGATGAGATAAATTCTTTACAAGATGTAACTGCTTCATATGCAACTACAGGTTCAAACACATTCACAGGAACTCAAACTATATCATCAGGTTCTACATCATCAAACATAACATCAGTTACTATTAACAATGTTGATGCTAGCGGTGGAATGGGACAATCTAAAATAATTGGTGTATCGGCTAATCCAACAAACATTGGAGGTCCTTATGCAGGATGGAATCCTCAACCAACACTTTATGGTATTGGTTCAGCAGGTCCTTATCAAATAGCAGAGTTCCAATCTCAGGGTAACTATACCGATGGAACTGTCACATTTAAAAGACCTTTGATAGTATCAGGTTCTATTATAGCAACAGGAGATATATCAGCACCTAACTTAACAGGTTCAGCAATAGATTCATCATCTTTTGCAACTACTGGTTCTAACACATTCACAGGTAACCAAACAATCCAAAACGGACAAAAGTTAATTACCGATACGATTGAAGCAGGAGCAGCTTATGGATTAACAATACAAGGAGGAGGAGCATCAATTAACTTAGGTGGACCATCTTATGGTGATCCAGTTAATATATTTTCAAACGGACCATCTATAGATACTAATGGTAACAAATTAAGTGTATCAGGTTCAATTGAAATGACAGGTAATATAGATACTCCTAATGGAACAATTACTGCTCAAGATTTCTTCGGACAAGGTGGTGGTGTAACTAACGTTGATGCATTATTATTTGATGGACAAGGTTCATTAACATTTGCAAGAACAGGTTCGAATACATTCATTGGTGATCAAACTATTACAGGTTCTATTAAATTATCTGATAAGATTGAATCAACAGGTAAAATAATTTTAAAACCTGAGGAGAGTGACCCTAGATATTTAGAAGTATATAATACTGCAGCACAAGATACACATATTACTGCTAGTGGTGGTTACCTATATTTGGGTGATGATACAACTTATGTAGCTGTTAATAACTACGGAGTTGATAGAGTTGTATATATAACCGCAGATAACGGATTAACAATATCAGGTTCTACAAATATAACGGGTTCAGTAGATATTACTGGAGATTATAAAGTAAACGGAGTTCCTCTTTCAACAACTACAATAGATACAGGTTCATTCGCAACTACAGGTTCTAACCAATTTAATGGTAATCAACAAATTACAGGTTCATTAGTAGTTAGTGGAACAGCTGATTTTAGTGGCGGTGATTTTAAAGTAACTGACCAAAACCACA